TGACGTTCTCACCGGCATTGTTTGCTGCATTGAGAAGTGTAGATGTATTCATGTGGATCTCACCGGTACCGTTGTATCTACCGATTACGTGAGAGCCTCTTCCTGTTACTGGCATGTCTTAACCTCCAAATCCTGCAATCTTCATGAATGAAGAGGAGCTCTTGCACATGTTACTTTCAAACTTCTTCTTGTTTGAAGCGCTGAGCTTGTTGTATGTTTCCATCATTGACTTGGACATATCGGAACTGACAGTCTCGCGTTCACCGTTATCAAACTTCACCTTGTAAGATTTGTTTGAAGACTTTGCCCATGACTGTAGATCGCTAATAGAAAAGCTTTCATCGATCACTGGTGGATTGAAGTATCCTTCTACTGCTTCCTTGATCTTCGATGAGCCCTGCTTGACTGGTTTTGTCTCGCCCTTGCCATGCTCGTATCCGTCATGGGGCTGTGTCGATTTTGTTGTGCCTGTGAATTGGCTCTCTGGAGCGACGGGATGCTTAGCCGGCTTCTTCTTTTTCGGAGCAGCAGTCTTCTTCATCTTCTCGTCGTTCGCCGAGCGACCCTTCAAAGTCGTAGATTCTTTATCATCGACCTTGTCTTTGTAGTCCTGCGGATCGGCTCCTTGGGCGGCTTCGATCAGAGAGCGGAAATCTTTAAATTTCGTCGTCATATTCGATATCCTCATCATCGTAGTAGTTCTCGTCGTCTTCATAATCTACTACTTCGTCTTCGGCATCGTCTTCGTCTTCGTCATCTGCGTCTTCTAGACCAAACAGATTTTGAGCGACGCGCGCCTTTTCAGACTCGAAACGTTCTGCTGTCTTTTGCTTCAGCATCTTATCGATTTCAGCTGCAAAGTCACCAGGCTGTTCATTTTCAACGTATCCGATTGCATCTTCTAATGACATGCTATATACTCCTGTTGTTTCGTTTATTTATAAAAAAGTGTGATTATCACTTAAATTAAGCTCCGGAAGCGTTGGCATCTACTAGATAGAAATCGAAATGCACTTCAATTCGAGAAGTAGCAGACCCTTTAGTCCCCTTGGGCCTCTTTCTCCAGGATCGCCTTTAGCTCCTGTATTCCCTCTTCGACCCGGAAGCCCATCTTGTCCATCTTCTCCAGGATCGCCATCAGCTCCTCGAGCTCCGGTGTTTCCACGTCTTCCGTCAGTTCCCGGATTACCTTCTTCGCCTTGGGGTCCTTTACTGCCACGATTGCCTTTCTCGCCTTGCGGTCCTTCTGGACCTTGCTTGCCTGTTGATCCATCTTTGCCATCGTCGCCCTTGGGCCCCGTTAATCCCGTGTCTCCCTTTTCACCATCTCTGCCATCACTTCCGTCAACTCCCGCTTCACCAACCAAACCGTCTGCGCCAGGTTCTCCATCGGAACCATCAATCCCGGACAATCCTTGCAGGCCTGGGTCACCAGATTCTCCTTGTAGGCCATCGGACCCATCAGCGCCTCGTTCACCTTGTACACCACGTTCTCCTTCAATAATTACTACATTTCAATCAGGTTGGTCAGAGCCTAGTCCAGTTCTTCGTTTACCTTCTTCTTTGGCTTCTCGCCTGGCTTTGGTTTCGTCGGAGCTGCGGTGTTATTGTTCGCCGTGTTCTGCTCTACGTCCTGTTGTCGATTGATCGGGACCTGCTCCTGGTCATCGTCATCATGTGTATGTGGAGCTACGCCGCCCTTTTCGCCTGGACCACCTACGTCGAACTGGTCGTCCTCGTTGCCCATCTCGTCCTTGATGCGCTTGTCTTCTTCCTTGATATCATCTTCAGTCATACGTAGCACGGTCTTGCGAACCCACTCGACTGACACATATTTACCAACAAAGGGATCAACATCATTTGCTAGGTTCAAACGCTCATGCCAAATCTCTGTGTTCTTCAACTCATCGAAGTGGTTGTCTACACGGAAATCGTAATTGACACCTTCTTTGAGCTCTTCCCATTCGGCTTTGCTCTTAATGATATTCTTGAGAATTAACTGAGTGCACAGTAGATCATCAAACAGCTTAGTGAATTTATTGCGTAGACGTGCAATGAACTTAGCGAACTTCAACTCGTCGCGCGTGATCTCACTTGAACGACCAACATTGAATGCTGTCTCTGAAGCCATACGTCCCTCTGGAACGTTCATCGCCTGTAAAGCCTTCTTGTGGAAGTACTCTACGTCTGTCATCTCGCCCAGGTTATTGCCGCCTGGCAATGTTGTGATTTCAGTTCCTCGACCGCCCTCGCGACGTGGTAGCCAGAAATCCTCGAGCATCGTCATGAACTTGCGATCATCGCGGATCTGACCCGTCTGTGCGTCGTAGACCAATTTGTTCTTGTGGCGTGTCATCATCTCATTGAGGTATTGTTCTGCCTTGATCTTGGGCAAGTTACCAACGTCAATGTAGAAGATGCGTCGCTCAGGCGCGCGCGACATGCGATAGATGATCGTGGCATCCTCGAGCATTCGCAACTGATTGAGCGGTTTGATGGCTTTATGTAGATAGCTCATGACCATATTCGTTCTAGGGTCAAGCAAGCCGGATACAACGTATGCGATACTGTCCGGAGCAATTTTCACGTTTTGCGTTTGGTTGGCTGAGATGCCTTTGGGATTGAAGATGAAGAATTCGTCTGCCTTCAAATGAACAGTAACGCCGGTGCGGTCGTCTTTCTTCGTGCGAGGCTTCCGCATCTTTCTGATTTTGCGTGGATCGACATAGCGGAGCTCTTTGATACCCTGCTTTGGATCGTCTACATCAATAACCTTGTGGAAGTAAAGTCTGCCATCGACATACCAACGTCTGAAGATGTCGTAACCTTCATTGTTGAAGTCGAGCAGCTTCATGATAACCTTGAACTCTTCTGTAATCGCTGTCTTGATAGAGTCAGGTTGTTCTAGTTTGTCTGTGTTTACGTCAACGGCATTTTCGTTCTCATCTAAAACGATAGCTTCGTTGACTACATCATCAATAGCCGAGTCACATTCAGGCTGCATAGACATTGAGCGATATTTATTGATAACATTCGCTTCATTCTTTGCTGAGCCTTCAAGATCAACATATGTACCATAACTCCCACCAAGAGCAGGAGAAATCTCTACTGCGCCATCTTGCTCAACTTTAGCAATAAAAGACTTCTTGCTCTCTTCAGCCTTTGATACTACATCTGATGGGTTGATCCGGAATCCGAAAAACTGCACTTTATGAACCTTTCACGTTTAATACTCATTATTTATACAAAGAAAGGGAGTCAAATAATGACTCCCTCCTCTGCAATTTTTCTATGCGATTTAGAATACTTGGGCAGCAAACGACTCTAGCGCGCTTGACTCGCCACCATCGACTTCCCAATAATCGATTGAGAAAGTGACACTGTATTCTTCGACCTGTTCGCTGTCCCAAGCAAGTGCAATTGGCGAAATGCTGATTGGGAAAATACCAATCATGCGATACTCGCGTAAGACGCTACCCGTCTTACCGTAATGGATCACCTGAGCGTCTGATTTGTACGCTAGAGGATTGCCATTGCCGACCTCACGAACGTTGCCTTCAAACGTATTGATTGAATCCGACCACTTCTCTAGCCCGGAGCGGATAATGAAATCCTCATCGTTGTAGAGCGTAATCGTCCAATCGGGGAACGTTCTGTTGCCAGCGAATTTGACAGGACGACCGAAATATGTGATAGGCAAAGGATTGACTTCAGCTGAAGGAATCTCTGCCGCTCGACACATGAACGGTACTTGACTGTCACCGAAACCTGCTACGGGGTTGGTTAGACGCACTTCAAAGAGTGATGGGCGTGCCCCACCAAACTTCATCGCGCCTTGGAATTGAGTAATACTAAAAGCCATTTATCTTTCTCCTTGCCTACCCTTTATTTATACAGAACCAACAACTGTTGTGAAGTCCACACCAGTGCTGACAGCCACAAAGTTCAGCTGAATGTAGTTGATTGCACGAGCAGGTTTGATGTAGATATCGCCAACAAACTCGCTACGGGCAATAACTGCAGGAGTGTTGTTTGTCTCATCAACCACCACCTTGAAGTCGTAAATACCGCGACGGCCTTTGATATCTCTCAAGAAAGGCTCAACCATGTTCTTGAACTGTGCGCGTGTCCAAGCATCGTTGAACTCAAACAATGTGAACTTCGATGCTTCGCCAATCGCCTTCTCAAGAATGATAAACAGTCTTCGAACGTTGATACGGTCGAATGCCGAAGGCTTCGCAAGCATTGTCTTGTCGCCGAACAGAACTGTGCCCTGTCCAGGGAACGAAACAACTGGATTGACGCCCTTCTTGTAGAGCAGATCTCTTGCTGCCTTGCTCGATGGATTGAATGGCAACTTCAGTACGTTCTTGATTTGACCACGATTATGACCAGCTGGGCTGTACCATGGATCACGAACCAAATCAGTACGAACGATTGAGCCAGCCACGTCACCATTCAATGGGACATAGCGGTTGATATCGTTGTACTTATCGTAGATCAGTTTGTAACCACTATCCAACACCGCGTAACTTGATGATGGTAGAAGATCACGCCATGCTAGAATGTCATCAACTTCAGATCCATCATAACCATTGTTGTTCACTACGTCTGCGCGACGTGGTGATAGGCAAACAATGCAATCCTTACGATTTTCAGCGATGTTCTGGATCAAGTGAGTTGCAATAGTCTGGTTTGCTTCTGCACCCAAGAGCAACGAAATGTCCACGTCTTCTACGTCGCGGAATTCATTGAACCCGTTGATGTAGTCAGCATTTGGCGGTGTACTGCCATCACGACCGTTAACCAACGATAATGTCTGTGGATTGGTGTTACCTGTGTAAGTTGTGCCAGCAACCTTGTTACCTGCATTTCCGTTACCACTGTTATGAGCAGCCCACCAAACGAAATTTGACTGGTTGTTCAATACGTTCTTGTAGTAATTGGATGCGCCTGATGCTGTCTTTGCATCTGAACCAAGCGACACGCCTTCGAAACGCTCAAGCACTTGATTGCGACGACCGGTCCACTGACCGTCTTCGTCAACCACTGCTACGTGCATCTCGTCGCCGTTACCCGCTTGCGTGTTAGCATAATCGGATGTACCCGGTGTTGCGTCAAACAGATTGTAGTATTCCCAGCGACGTGTTACGCCGTTAGAATGAGCAACGTTGATCACGATGGTATTGCCTGTGTACTTTGTCTCGAGTGTGATCGTATTAGCGGAAACTGCCGAAACGCGACGCTCTTGCTTGTCTGGACCAAGGATCAAGGTATCGCCGACCACGACTTCGTTTGCGAAGTTATCAGCAAATCCTGTGACTGCTGTTGTGTTTGTTGTGACCGCCAGATTGCCTGTAAGCGTTGAGCTCCATGCGTTCGCAGATGCACAAACCGAAACTTTCAAACTGTTGCCGAGCTCACCTGGGAACTTAGCAATCCACTGACCGACACCGCCGATGCCAGAGCTATAATTGTCTTCGTAGTCATCGCTGTTTTTGATGACTGTGTCTAACGTGTTAGCAGATGCGCCGTGTGAGTTACGACCTGTCTCGTTTGTAGTTGTGCTATCGATAACACGAACGACTTCTAGGTCGTTTGCATATGCGAGGAAAGCTGCTGCTGTGAAGAAATCCGATGCCGTGTTGCTGTTTGGATCTCGGAAATTGTTAAACAGCGCGGATTCATCTGTGATCAGAACTCGCTTGTTAACCGGCCCCCAACGGAAATGCCCCGCAATACCGCCCTTAGTTGTAGAAACTGCTGGGACAACGGTAGTAAGGTCAATTTCGCTGACATTTACTCCTGGACTAACTTGAAATGCCATTGTGATACTCCTATTCTATCTCTTCATTGACGAATTATTTTCAATATTTATAAAAAAAGCGATTTGTCATCAATCCCAAGATTCATAGGTTCGCATGGGTTCCATCATACCTTCGTATTCAAGATTGTTCTCTGCAGCGATTGCTTCATCAACTGGATTGTAAATAATCCCAAATGGCGGTAGATCTGCCTCGATTGCAGCCATTCGTTGTTGAAAGAGAAGGAATTTCAAATTCTCATCGAACAGTTCATCAAACATGTTGGTTCCTGCATACCATCCAAAGACTACAAGCCCCATTACCATATCATCATGGCATCCATCGTCAGCTTCATAGGACTTGCCTTTAGCGACAAACGTTGCCATTTCGAGTATTGTGTCTTTGTCATGGACGATCAATAGATGCTGTTCGACTAAATCCTTCAAGTGAGAGCAACCGAGAGCCTTGACCTTTTTGTCCATGGTTACGCCGATGCCTTCTCTCTTCACGATAGACGACAAATACATCTCTTCGTATTCGAGATCATAGTAAAGAATTTGACAGACAACTGAGCCCTGATCGTTATTCTCTACGATCACAAAGGCGTCATTGTACTGCTTAGCATACTTGAAAAGGACAGTAGGCAACAACAAAGGTGAAATTAGATTGTCTCGGAACGTAGCTACTTGATCGAACGGCTTCTCTGTTATGTCGATGATGCTGAACGTAGAGTAGTCTTGTCCACGTCCTTTGGCTACATCAACAGCCATGATGTACTGACGTCCCTTTTCAGGAGTTTTGTAAACCTTCACGCTCTCATGGATGAGTTCAGGATCAAGAGCCGTAAGCCCCATAATCGCGTTTGCGTTGATTAACGTGTTGCCTGTGCCAAGGAAATCATTCGAGAACTCCTGAGCGAACTGCAGCTCTGACGTGTTGCGGATCGTCTCTTTCTTCCATTCCTCGTCGCGTCCTGGGACGTTCCACCAATCGACACGAAATGCCGCGAAGCTGTTCGCCTTGGTGACCGCTCCCTGATAGATCGTATAGAATGGATTGCCAATGCCGTTCGCTGTCGAGGTGATGATAACTTTCGATTTCTTACCGGACGTGATAACGGGATATGTCGCCGTGTAAAACTTCTCAGCATTCTCGATAAACGCGAACTCATCCAAGTACAGCAGACTGATCGACAGACCACGAATTGAGGACGAAGACGTTGCCCGCGCGACGACCTTGGTATTGTTTTCAAATGTTATCGTGCCCTTATTGTATTCACGACAACCGGGCTGCAAAAAGAAGGGGACGTTCTCAAGCGCGAGCATAAAACGCTCTAGCATCTCTCGAGACGTATCGCCCTTATTCGCAAGGATAGCAATTGTCTTCTCTGAATTGAATAGCGCATACCAAAGAAGATAGCCAATCGTCGTCACTGATTTACCTGATTGACGGCAAGCCAGAGTGATCGAGAAACGATTTTCATTGTAATGCTCAATGAGATCTCTTTGGTAATCGTACATCGTGAAGTCTACCAAACCATCATCAATATTGATGATCTTCATATAGTTCTCGATGAAATACACGGGATCTTCCATGCACTTTTTGTACTCTTTAAGAAGGTCAGGAGTCCATTCTGTTTGTACTCCCACCATCTTAATATTTGTATGTCCACGATAAGAGCGTTGCTCTAGTTCACCTTGGAAGTTCATTGTGCTAACATCTTCTGTAGTTCAGTCGTAGTCAAGACCAGGTTATTATTGACTGTCGTTGGGTCCTTATTGTCCCGAGGTGCGCGAATTTCCTGTGACGTTTTCTTGATGTCCAGGAGATCTTTGTTCGCGTCGACTGCGTTCTTCAGCAGCGTGCCCAGG